GTTAATCTGTTTTGTGAGACTCCATCATAGTATAATGATGATGCTAAAGAACTAGTATTTAAATTTTGATTACTAGATGAATAATTTTGGTAGAATAAATGATTTATCTGTGAATAGATCAATCTTTCATATTGGCCTTCTGTGACTGGATCATATTTAGTTGAAAAGGAACCAGTTATGTTGGTTCCTTTGTATAACTTAATATACTGATCTTTAGGGTAGGGACAATATTCAAAAACCCAATTTTTATTGGCTACATATGGAACGGAAATTACATCCGATCTCTTCAATCTTTTAAATGAAGCCATTTATAATAGTTTTTTAATAGTCTAATTTAACTCTAATTAATGCTTCTTTAGTAAAGTCTTTAATTAAAGGACGAGATAATTTAGCAACAGCTAATAATTCATTATTATCATTATACATACCTACAGTAGTCATATAAGTCTGTGGGTTGTCAATTAATGTATCATATAATAAACTACCACTGTCATTTATAACTGATGGGTTTGTTGTATAATTAAATTCGTTATTTTTAACTCTAGTAAAGAAATAACGTGATGACACGGTTTCTTGTGATTGTAATGTAAATGATTTAGCAGCCGAACCACTAATAGCCTTATACATGCTTATTAGATTTGGATTACTTGAAGTACCATTACCTGTATTTACACTTAGACCTATACCTCCTGAGCCTGAATTTAAAGATAGTGCTTTTGGATTTAATAAAATAACACCTAAATCAGGAAATAATAAACCATAACTACCAGAAACACCAGCTAATGATGCAGCCGCAGTACCTGTACTGCCTGAAATTAAGGTATAATAACGATTAGATCCAATAAAATTAGTAACAGATCCATTTGTTATACTATCATCAGTTAGACTAAGCATTGTTCTGCCGTAATCCGAACCAGATAATTGTAAAGTTAATGAACCCGGCTTAATTGATTCTTTAAAACGAGAACGAGCAATATTTAAAGCAAAGAAATGTTCTGATGTAATTCCGTTAAAAGTAAATGCAGAATTTTCATCATTGTAAATCAAACTTCTATATTGACCATAAGTAATACGAGTTGGAGTAATATCAGCTACTGATGAATTTATATCTGATGAACCACTTCCGCTAACATGTCCATATTGAATAGCAAATTGGAGAGATGAAGTAGTTGATGTATCATATACATTTAAGTAATATAAACTTGTAACTAAACTAGATGTAAAAAATGTAGTCAAACTAGCAGTATCTGCTGTCCACATCCCTCTTACTACTGTTTCTGAACTTATTACTGAATCATCAGTATTATATCTAACAAATGACATATTATATGTTGTTTACTTTAATTATGTTTACTGGGATTGTAATTCTAGCACCAGAATCTCTACCAATTACAGTTATTGTAGTTGATAATTGAGTAGCTGAAGTACCAAATAAGGTATTAACTGTAGTACCGGTTAATGTAAATGAAGTTCCAAGAACTGATTTACTTAATTTAGTACCAGTAGTTGTATTAGCATCTGTTGTAGGAGTAGTAGTTGTAACTCCAACTCCACTAAAATCAGATAATAATCTAATATCTGAAATTGTTGCTGTGTATCCGTTAGCTTCAAATGTTGAAGTAGCTCCTAAATAATTTAATGTTTGAGGAGTAATAGTTAAGCTAGCACCTTGACGTAATGATATTGTGTTGTAACCTAATGAAATAACAGGTAATTTTGAAGTACCACGAGGTAAAGTAACCAATTTATAACGCATGATTTGCGCCTCATCAGGAAATGCTTCTAACATAGGCATAGCTTCAATAGCTTCACCATAAAATGCTGATCCAGACGGGTGAGTAGGATTATATAGAGTATAATCTATTTCATCATCAGCTAATGAAAATTGGGTAATTTGGAAAGAACCGTCATTTCTAGCTAGTAACTCACGTCCCTTTTTAGTTAATATAGCATCTACGGTTACGGTAGTGTTATTTAAAATTGCCATAGTTTATCTGTTATTTTCGTATAAATATATATATTTTATAATTTTTTTAATTAAAATGTACCCCCACCATTAGTTGTTCCTAAATCAATTAATTTTTGTTTTACTTCTTTAGTTATAACATCTATATTAGCTAATACACTAGGATGAAGATTATTAGGAATAATAAATCCTAAAGATGTATCTCCTGGTTTTTTGTCAAATGTTAATATTAAATTAGTTTCATCATTTACTTTACTTAATATTAAAAATTTAGTTATATCAGTTTCATTGTATGCTGGTTTATTCAAATTGCTAGGTAATTCTGATGATAAGGTTAGGTTGAGTTTCTTTGATGTTGAATCCGTAAAAACATTTGATATAGTAGATTCAAAATACCCTCCATTATAGTATATAAGTATAACATCTCCAAATTTTGGGCTAAAATTATACTCAACTTCACCATAAGTATTATATAAATTATTTTTAGTTATAGGGAGACTTCCACTAGGCATAAATAAATAATCTTTAAAATAACTTAAAGAACTATTAAATATTAAATTATTATTTAATGAACCCGATATAAATGGAGCTGGTGCATTATTAAAAGAAGATGTAGCAAATGGATTATTTCCTACTTGATATTCAGCTAATTCATTGGAGAAAAATCCTCTTTCTGGGTTAGAAGTATAAGGTTTTATAGATGCGGTAAAATTATTAGTATTAAATCCTCCACTTCCTGTTATAAACTCATAACTGATTTTATCACCTACTGCAAATGGAGTATAATTGGTACTTACATTGAAAATTAAAGTATCTGATAATTTACTAGTAGGTGCATCATATACCTCAGCATTAAAATATTGATATGTTGATTCACACCCTGGAGATAAATTTGAGGGGTTAAAAATTCCATAATAATCTTCATCAGTCATATATAATGTAACAGGATTAATAAGATCACATCCTGGACTGTTAATATTTTCAGCTGCTGAAACTAAAACTAGTTGAGTACCTGGGGCTAATACGGTAGGGGATAAAGTTCCATTTGCATTGTAAATCTTAGTTTCTACATCTATAAACAAAAAAGTAGGTGAAAAATCTACTTGGAAATATTTGTAATTTGTATATTTAATTGTTGATTTACCTGATGCTATAAATTTTGTTTCAGTAGCTATTGGATTTTGGGTCCCACCAACTTTATTAATATTAAATGTAAATGATCCTGAAAGATTAATTGATGGGAATGAAACTTCAACATCAAATTTAGCATTAAATCTTTGATTACTAGTTTCTTGAATACTATAAGTTGAGAATGTATTTAAATTATTATTATCTACTTTATAAAAAATATTACCATCATTAAATGTAGTATCAAATGTATCTGTAAGGTTTTGAAAAATTTTATGTATTTTATCACCATTAGTAATAGGATATTTTAAAGTACTATCACCATATATAAATCCTCCAGAATTCTTTATTTTAAATAATTTAGATTTAGTATCTCCAGTATAGTTAAAATATAATTTTGAATCTGAACTACTAGCATACATTATAGGGAAGTATGAATAGCCACTATCGTATATAGGTTTAGAACCATCTGTGGATTTTTGGGATTGATTAGTTGTAGTAGAATTTCTAGAGCTATCAAATTGAGATACGGTTAAAGATTCTCCAGCTTTAAAAATATTTTGTACTTCATTCCAATTTTTATTCTTTTTATTTAATTCTGTTAAATTTCCATTTTCATCAACGAGATATTTTATAAAAACATTATTTCTAAAAGGGAAATTAAAATATGCATTATTACTAATTTGATAAAATAAACCTAATTTTCTAGTATTATGTTCAATAACAGCCGTCTTACCATAAGAAGAATCCCCAGGATAAGTACCAGATGCTGAGCTATATGTATTAAGTTTTAAACTTGATGCTTTAGTTCCATCATAACGTGAATTTTGAAATCCTCTTAATGATAAATTACTTTCTTGTAATTCAGCATCTGATGTATATTCATTGAACGAACTTGATAAAAAAACATTATTATTTAAAGTAACATAAATTTTTTCAAGTTTTTTCCTTGAATTAGATAATACACTTGAAGAAACATTGTTTAAAGTTACATTGAAATCAGTATGATTAAATTCATTTATATTAATTGAATTTGTTGGGTGGAGATACGGATTAGGATTTGAGTTTTCAAATATATTATTTATATTAATATATGAACCTGTAAATTCACCAGTATAAAATGATGATTTACTACCTGTTACTTTATTATAATAGTATGTTTTATCTTCTGTAATGGTTGGTCCACTATATTTAGCATCATATGTTGTTTCTTTTGTTACTTTAGGATGATATACTGGTACTTTATTACGTTCTAAAACTGGTGATTTAATTGTTATACCTGTTAAAGCATTTGTTCTGGCAGGGACAAAATCTTTTAACATCTTAAATAAACTATTATCAAAATATTTTACTAATTCAATAAATCCTTTATAATCTAGACGTTTTGCACTACCAGATATAGCTGAGCTAGCAGAAGTAAAATAGTTCTGTTGGTTTATTAAGTCATCATATGATGATGAAGCCATTAATCTAGGATCTCCTATATATTCATCTAGTGAAAATGTAGGATAAGTTACTGCAACTGATGCTGATATTCTAGAATTTAATTCTGTTTGAGGGCTAAATGATAAATCAACAAAATGTAAATCAGTTGATGTAAAATCTGATGAAGCTGTAGATGGTTGCTGTAATGATATAAACGGAGATAAAACACTACCAGTTATAGTATTATTTTGGATTGTTATTTTATCGTTATCATATCCTTTTAATTGGTTTTTCTTTGTAGAACCACCAAATTCATTTGGAGAAAATATACTACTAGTAACACCAAATGTAGTTATTAATTCTTGTAAACCAGTTGATGTACCCTTTGTTTTAGATAATAAAGGTATATTATGGTATATTCTTTTAAATGTTTCAGCTAATAAATCTTTTTTAGGTACGTTATTTAAATAACTACTTGTTACTGAAAAGTCATCTGTAAATAATGTACTTCCATTATTTGATCCTCCAATATAGTCTTCAAAGTCATTATCTCCTTTACTGTTATATAATTTAACACCTAACGAACGTAAAGCATCATATACTATATCTTTAGAAACACCTTTTTCAAGATTGTTATCTGCATTATATAATTCATTAATTGATGTAATATAAATCCATATATTATCAAAATAATGTCCAATCATATCAGTAAAAGTATAATATGATTGATAATTTAATGGGTCATTCTTTACATAAGCGGGAGCAATATTATATAAATGATCTAAATTATTTTCATCATATTCATTAGCTGATGATGTATAATTATTATACCAAGTATTAGCTGAAGCTGTAGTAGATAATATAAAGGGTTTTGTTGAGGTTGTTTTAGGCCATGCATATGAAGATGATTCATAATACAAATAATTCTCAAATCCATCAAATTTAGAAACAATATCATCAATATTCTGCTTAATTGATGCAGTTTGTTCATTTTTTAAAATATTTGTAGAACCAGTTATAACATTTATGTTATTATTATAGTCTTCAATTTGTTTTACTTTACTATAAAATATTTCTAAACGTTTTTTAGCAGAACTAAAGTGAATAAAATTATTAAAAGAAGTATAATCTATATTTAAATCATATGAGTTATCATTCATATAATTTAATACTTGACGATAGGATGAACCAGTCAACGAAGATACTAATGATGAATAATTTTCATACTTAGTTCCTAAATTCTGTTTTATATCTATATCAATATCAAAATTTGGACCTTTTAATTGAGGAGTAGGTGCAGGAATTATTGAAGTGTCTAAGTTTATATTAAAGACATAAGGTTCAATAATTTCTTCTGTTACCCATACTGTTGATTTTAAATCAACATTTAACGGTAAAGGTTCATATAATTTTAATAATATACTAGGAGTTTGAGAGTTTTCATCTATTATAGCATTAACTATTAATATTTGAGTATTATTAGATTGGTTTAATAAAAATGATTTTTGTTCTACTGAATTAGTTAATAAGTTAATTACAGAATTTCCTCTAGTAACTAAATTATCTGATGTTATATCAGCTGAATTAATTCTTATTTCAGTACGATCATCAGATATTTCTTGAATAAATAAATTTATAGAAGGGTCTAATGAAGTAGATTTAAAGAAATTATATTGAGATAAAAACTCGCCTGAAATATAATTTAGGGATTGAATATCATTAACAGGATCTATTTCTATTACAGGAATACTTCCATTAGGATTTAAACCAAAATTATTAGCGGATTTAAAATTTTTATAATCTAAATTAGAATATACTAAATTTTGATTCAGATCATATATAAATAATTCTATATAATCTTTATTATACCCAAACGTTTGATTAATAGTTTGAGTATTTAAAAGATTTTGGTCTTCATTTTTTATTCTAGATATTCTTTGAATATCATTTATATTCCCTATAATTTTAATATTATCGGCCATTATTTTTTATTTAAATCTAATAATGTTTTATTAGCATCTAATAACTCACTTCTTAATGTTGTAATTTCATTTAATAAAGCTTGAATATCATTTTCTTCACTTAATTTAATTCCTAGATATTCAGCAGTTTTATTTAAAATATATTTATGAGATTCTACATCTCCTTCTTTAGGAATTTGATAAAATAAATCTTCATATATTTGAAAAAAATCACTTAATGTAATATCTCCTTGAGATTGTTGAGTACCTACTAATTGTTTAAATCTAGTATCAACTACCTTTTCAAAATTATTTTTTCCAAAAACATTCTTATCAAAAGATATTTGAGTCATTATCTTATTACTTTGAAATAATTATTATCTTCATGTATTATTGTACTTCCACTTACTATGGTTTTAATTAATATACTATAGTATCTTTCAGGTTGTAAACCATTCATGTATAAGTTAAAATAATTACCTGTTGAATCAGCTGATAGTTTGGTAAAAGTAGTATCAAAATCAATTACAAATTCTTCAGTTTTAATATCTTTAATAGCGTAATATGAAGATGTAGGTAATAACTTATTATTTAAATATAATGAAGATGTTTGAAATGTCCTAGTAGGATATTTATCTCGTACATTTACTTTAAAACGGTTAACTGAATCTTCTTGGAACTCACCTTTATTGTTTGCTAATGAAATAAATATATTATCTGATTGGACTGTAGTTAAAGAACCGGTAGAATAAGAAAAATCATTCCATCTAAATTCTAAACATGGAGGATAAATTGTGTGAGTATCAGTAGAAAAATATTTAAGCTCAAATGTTGAACTTGTAGAAAATTCTAATGAACTAGAATGTTTAACAATAAATCCGTTTTGATAATAACTAGAACTAATAGCATTAGTTACATCTAATTCAATATCTTTATTAGTTGTATAAGTAAAAGATTGAGTAGAAATTAAATTACTCCCAGTCCACCAACTTCCACCTCCAATATTAGTTCCACTGTACGCATTTGTAGCATTTGCAACGGATGAGGTAAATACACTTCCACTTAAATTATCTCTATACTTCCAACTAACTCCATCTGTAATAGAAGGTGTATTAGCAGCACGTCCTGTACCCATATTCCAAGAACCTGATATTGGGGAACAATATAAAGTATAATCTAATGGAATTTCTGATGCGTTAGCTAAATATAACTTTAAATATGCTTTATATGTAGATGGGGTAATTTTATTAGTTAATAAATCAGATATTTCAGTATTAGAAAATGCTAGTAGTATTCTAGAAACTTCCCCAGTACTTTCAATAGATTCATATAAACTTATATCTAATATTTCATCTAACCCAGCGTTTTTTGTTGGATAATATGAATATATAGAAGCGTCTTTTGTAGGAAAAATTTTATATACTGCCATGTTTAATATGTAATTATTCTACCGTTTATATCATTATCTGGAAAACGAATTTCAAATATACTAGGATCTATTGATGGATATACAATATTATTCCTAGTAGCTGAAGTGATATCATATCCATATGGAGAATAATCTCCTCCTTGTTTATTTGTAATTTCTATCTTATGGACTGATCTAACGCCAGGTACCTTTAATAAAAGCGCATTAATCTCGGATATAATCACCGGTTGATTTATTTGCCATGAGTCTATGTTAAAATAATCTTTTATTTGAGATATGCAATTAGATAATAATTCTTTATTATTATAGCTTGGATCAGCATTAATCTCAAAATCAACTCCTATATTGATATAAAATGCATTTTTGATGTTTATAGCATCAGTAATCATTCTATATTGATTAAGATATATTTTTAAATTATTCTTTAATGTATTATTAGCACTTATTAACTTTTTTGTTGAATTATATCCTAAAACATATAGGTCTAAACTCAATGGATTGCTATTTAATAAATTACCGGTTGAATTAAATATTTCTTGTGTGATATATGCTTTTGCTATATTACCATATTGAGGAGGTAAACTTAAAGTTCTAATTATATAGTCTTCTTTAGTTACAGCTCTATTCTGTGCTGTATAGGCACTTAGAGTATTTAAACGAATTTCTTCTACTGTATCTCCTCCTCTCCCTCCAGTAGCTGGTGATGGGTTATTAACTAATAAATTACCAATTATTAAAGTTTTTATCCCAGCATCAGATGGGCTATATTTAAACCATCCGGAAGATGATGTAGTATCTAATGTAGTTAATGAATTTGCAGGAATATTAGATTCTATACCTCCACCAACTAAATATTTTATATTTAAATTAGTAGAAGGAGCTATACCATAACTTTTAGTATAAAAAATAGAGGCTTTATTATAATTACCTGCAGTATCTGCTATACTAGGTATTAATCCTAAATTAATATTATTTGGGGTAGGAATAATGCTTGTATCAACTTTGTTAGAAACACCAGCACCAAATTGTAATTCAATAGAACCAGAGTTTTTAATTCTAGTAACAAATCGTTTAGGGACTTGTTGGAGATTCATTAAATAGTTAATTCCATCACTTCCAGATGTAGGATTTAATGAACCTGAAAATATGACGTTTTGGGCCAAATATGGAACTTCATACCATTTATCACCATCACTACCAGTAACAGCCAATATTTGAATTATATTATTATCATTTATTGTAACTGAGTTGAATTTTGTAGGAGAATTAAATACCGCTGTATATTCTTTTATTTCAGCAGATATTACAGGTACTGACTTTTTAATTAAAAAATAATCAGTATTATAATAAGTTATCTCAGCAGATGAAGTATATGAAAAATCTATATCTTCTGTGGTAATAAATTTAGCAAAATCTGTATTACTAGTTACTGTAGTATTAGCAGGAATTAAAAGAGAATATGATAAATCTGGAGAACCACTTACAGAAGGAATTAATTGGTAAATATCAACATTTGTAGTTGATGCATAAGATGATTTAGGTACATACCCAAATGAATAAGCTAAATTATATAAACTTTCTTTTTCTTTTGCTAAATTTAAAAAGTTTTCTTGAATTTGGGAATCAATATAAAACGAAGAAACATCACCAACATATGATGCCATTTCAATAAACATATTTCCTGGAGATGCATCTGAAAAATCATTATATGTTTCTGGAAAATATGTTTTAGCAAATTCTTGAAGAGATGCTTTAAAATCACTAAATGATTTATTTACATATTTAATATTTTTATCTTCGTTTATCATTGTAATGTTGAAAAGTCAATTATAATATTATCTGTTGTTCCTGAAAGTTTCAATTGGTAAATAACATTAACATATATTGTATTTCTATCAGTATCTGGTGTTATTTCTATGTTAGTTATAGTAACTTCAGGAATATAAGTTGATACACTAGTTACTATTTGATTTTCTATTTTTAATAATGTTTCATTATTTATAGGCTCAAATAATAATCTAGGTAAATCAGCACCAAATTGAGGATTTAATACTCTTTCTCCCTTATATGTTAATAAAAGATTAATTAAATTAGATTTAATTTGATCTTTAGTTGAAAATGTACTTTTAAAAACCCCACCTCCATTAAAAGGAATAGATACCCCTATAGCTTTATTTTTATCTAGATCCCTAGGATCTATTCTTACTACTTGAGGTATTGGCATGATTATTCGTTATATTGTCTCATTGCAGCTAAATCTTGAGCAGTCATAGTAGAAGCTGTTTCAGCTATGATATCTAAATATGGATTACCTGTTGATTGAGCTTTTGATTTTGAATGTACTGGTTGGGATGGAGGAGTCAATCCCATACTAGCTGCTAGATTTTGTCTATATGCTACCATATCAACATCTTGAGTTGTAAAACTCATTGTTCTATTTTCTTGTATTTGAGTAGGATTAGTTTGTGATAGTTCTTCTCTTAGAACTTCACGAACAGCTTCTTTGATAAGTTTTTTAAATACGTCTACTTTCATGATTATAAATATTAAGCTACGAGACCCTTTTGGTCTATTTGTAATTTTAATTCTTCAATTAATACGTCTGGTTCTAAAGTAAATGAAGATGAACTTTGTAATATATCATTTCCATCTTTATTAACTGCGGTTGCATATCTGCGTTTATTTCCTTTAACAACAAAATTTGGATTATTTTCTTCTTTTATAAAAAATTTAAATCCTTTATAATCATACCCACTTAAATAACCTAACCCTTGAGAAGAAGATAATAATAAATCATTCAAATCATTAATCGATAAATTATCTAGATTTTGTTCTAGTATATTACCTACTTGATTTAATCTACTTTCTTGGTATTCTAAATCATCTATTAATTTGGAAACAACACTACTTAAAACGGAAACAATAGATAAAGATGAATCTATAATATCTTGTAATTTTCTAGTTTTATCACTTATTGTTGTAATTGTACCTAAAGGAACACCAACCCCAGGAGGAACAGATGATGGGATAGGATTTAATTTAAAGAAAGTAACAATAGGGGTAATTAAAGGAGCTAATAAATTTAAAACATCTATTACTTGTTGGATTGTAGTAAGACGTCTTCTATTAGCTGCTATTACTATTAATGCATTATTTCTAAATAATTTTGCTTTTTCAATATCTTGTTTTGTAGTAGCATTTTCAATTATAGTAATAGTATCATCAACTAAAGTTTCTATTTTTTTATTACCAATAGCTATATTTGATATAATTACATTAGCAAATGAGCATATAAATCCTATTATTTCTGTTGGTTTAGGTCTATTTGCTTTATCTTTATTAGAAGTTTTTTCAGCTTGACGTTGTTTTAATTTTCGTTGAGCTGCTTCTCTATAAGTTTTAGCTAATAATTCATTATATGATGATTTTAATTGATCTCTATCTTCTTTTAAAGTTTCAAGTCTATCATTATATATTTTTTCTCTAGCATCGTATATTCTATTTACTTCTTTTAATATACCTTTTAATTCTTCATCCTTAATTTCTTGCTTTTCATATCTTTTATTATAATATTTTATAGCTTGATCACGATCGATTTCGAGACCCTTCAATAAAATTTTAGTTGCTACTTCTTCTTTTATAATAGCTTCTCCTCTTTCATATCCTGATTGAGTAGCTATTACTACTTGGTTTAAATTATTTATAGTTTTACCAACACGCTCTAATCCACTTTGAATTAAACCTCCAACTTTTTTAGTTGATTTTACAACTTTTGAATTTGATAGAGCCATTATATTGTATACACTTTTTTAGATTTAATACCTTCTAATTGTTTAATTATAGCATCCATTGAACCTTCTAATGAACTTGCAGGAGCTGAAATTGAAATCAATGGGCGTGATGAATTATCAATAGCATTATTTAATGCTGAGGAGAATGTTTTTAAATTAGTTAATAAATCATTAAGTAAAGTTATAGTTTTATCACCTAATAATACAGGTTCTGTTGGAAGTTTTCCATTATTACTATTTAATCCTAAAAATACATATTGTCCACCATTTATCAATACATTTTGGGCAGCAGATATAAAAGTTGTATTTTTTGACGATATACTTGTATTTGTTTTAGAATATAATAATATTTCGTCTTTATTTGAATTAATTAATATACGATTTGCACTTAATATAACTTGAGAATCATAATATTTTTCAGGAGATTGTGAAGAAAATAAAGGATTAACTATATTATTATCTATCTGAATAGGGATAGCTTGAGTTGATGTTAAATATAATGATGATTTATCATTATTTATATCTTCAACATATGGTTTTCCTTTTAAATCAGGAGTAAAATTATAACCATTGACTAATAATGTTATAGGATCTCCATTTTTACCAGTTATACTCCAAAAATTTTCAAGATTATTTTCATTTAATGTACTACTAAATCGTATACCATGTCCCCACCTCCCATTAATAATATTATCACCTTCAAATGGAAATAAATTACTTACATTTTTTTCAATTATCCCTAATCCTAAATCAGCAGTGCCATCTTCCTTTTTATTATATATAACCTGAGAATTATGATTTGTATTATTATATATATTTATATGGTTTATGTAATATGATTGAGGTTTATTTGGGGATTTTGAGGGGGCATTTATTATTAAAATTAACTCTCCTATAACAGGAATAGATCTATTAGATGAAGATAAAGATATAGCACTATCATATGTATTTAATTCTTCAATATTGTTATAATTATCTTTTAATGGGTATGGAGATTTTGGATCAATGTAATAAACCTTCCCAATACTACTCCAATCAGTAAAACCTATTGAGTTCTCATCTATAATAACATGAAATACCTTTCCAATATTAGATGTTTGTAAAGCACTACCCCCAGTAGAACCTAAACTACTAACAACAACTCCTAAATTATTTGAAATCTTCATTTATTGGGAGGGGTTTATCTATTTCAGCACCAATTTTTTGAACTTCACCTCTTATTTGATCTAATTCAGCTTCGCTTAAAAAATCATCAGAACCACCTCCACTATTATTCATAGCACGTTGCACAATTCCTGCCATTTTAATTAATGAATCATCATTTTTAACAGATACATCAAGATATTCTTTAATTAATGGAACAACCATAAGAGCTGATTGAGTATCAGTTACAAGTGGTTTAAGGCTAGAAATAAGATCTTTTATTTGTTTTTCTTTTTCTTTAGAATTATCATAGATATTTTTTAAGATATCCGAAAATGATTTATTACCAAAGATTTTTTGTTCAAAATCCATAATATTTATTTTATTATAAATATATTTTTTTAGATTTTTATAAATCCATTCTTATAATATTCATTATATAGATTATAATACACCTTTTTTAGGATTTTTATCACTTTAGTTATTTGAAAAGTATCAACATCTATCATTTCACGAATGTAGATATAAATAGCTTTTTTATTAAAAATTTCTAAATTTTCTCTTTTACGGAATAACTCTAAAATCACATCTGCTGTTTTTTGATCTTGAATTCTTGGAAAATGTTTTTCAAGATAAGTATCCATATAACGAACAAAATAGGAAATAAAATCATTTAAATCAGCATCATTATTTGATTCACGAACTAAATCTTCAACTATAATCTTATCTTCATCTACTTCTTCTAAAGTACCTTTACCTTTAATTTTTTTATAATTTTTTTCATTATAAATAATTAAATAACGTTTAGCAATAGTTCCAAAATAAGAATAAGCTTTACCTTTAGATTGATCATATAAATGAAGTTTCTCTAAAAGAAAAGCAACTACCTCATGCTTTAACTCATTTATAGTATCAACATCAGTATAATAAAACTTAAATGTGTGGATGATATTTTCTGCTAATTTATGAAAAGCATAATCAATACGTTGATCGAAAATATGATTACGTTCGTCTTGATTTTTAGAGGCTAAATATTCTATAATGGCTTCTTCAGTATCTGAAGTAAAATATAGAATTGATTTTTTAGGTTTACGTTTACGTATTGTTCCTTTTTTAGTTAAAAGTACCTCTTCTTCTGGAGGGGATATTAAATCCATATTAATTGTTTCGAGTTTTGAAAGAATTCAATTGAGTTTGAATTTCTTGTAATGTCTCAAAGAAAAAACCGATATCATCATCTGCTTTAAATGCTTGCGCAACTTCAGACTCCCCTATTTTTTTATTTGATAATTCTATAAGTTCAGAAATATTAGTAATATATTGATTTTGTTGATCAACAATTTTTTCTAATTGTTCTGTTTTTGAAAATAGATTATAACACGCATATGATACGGCTATAATTAATGTAATTAAAGTATATAATATAATTTCCATATTAATCAAAAAATGTATTCATAATATCTTTTAAATTTGAATTTTCTGGAACTGTTATTTGAACTGGTTTTTTATTTGGTTGAGAAACCGTTTGTTTTGGTTGTTCAACCGGAGTTCCATTTAATTTATCTAACCATTCGCGTTCGAATTCAATACGAGCAGCCAATAAATCAGCCTGATGAATAATAAACGGTAATGATGTACGTAATTTAGTTTCTGGAGACCATGACATTAAATAAGGTTTATTTGCGTCATCATATAAACCATCATGTAATTTAATAGCTAACCATTCATTTTTAGAAACTTCAACCCCAATTTGAGACAATAACCACAAACCTCGGTCTGGAACAGTCATATAATCCATTTGAGTGTTAAAAGTATAAATTTCACCTCTATTCTTAACATGCCATTCAGACGGATTAGGTAAAACAGCTTCATGTTCTAATGTACCGAATTTACCCAAATCATGATTTAAAGCAGAAAATACTACCTCTTCAGTAGTATATGTAGGTTTAACATCAAATTTCCTCCAAATTGAATCTATATCCAAACTAGCTGATACCACGCGGTTAACATGCTCAACATAGCCTCCAGGGAAACAATTGTGGTATTGCGGTTTATGTGATGCAGGTAATAATATAAAGCGCTCTTCATACTTATTATAAAAATCAATTAACCGTTTTTTACGATCACCAGTAATATATTGTTCAATATAACCTAAAAATTGTTGCCAGTTTTCTAGCAATTGTTCTTCATTCAACATAACCTATTTTTTATTTTAAACGTACGTGGGAAACTCATCGTGTTCTAAAGAAACAGTTGAGCGTAAATCCTCAATTTTTTCTTTCATATCACTTAATGTTTGCATCAATTCATTAAAACCTTCACCTCGTGAAAGTTGAAAATCCAATGTACGGTTTAGATTTTCTAATTGATTTATTTTATTTAAGACTTGATCCTTATACCTCATAATTTAATACATTTATACGTATATACGCTATTTATTTAATGTTTGGTCGACGTTTGCAAACGTTTGCACATTTCGCGTTCATTTTCCAATCGTTTGTGGTTCAAACCATCCCGACGTTTGAATATACGTGAGACACTTTTAACGCCAAATTATTTCTTAGATTTCTTTTTAAATTTTTTAGATTCCTTAATCATTTCTTGCAAATCGATTGCACGAAATGGAAATGAGAAATATTTTATTTTCTCAGCATTCTTTAAAATATCATCCTCTTGTGGATCATCAGTAATAAAAAATGTGAATTCGGCTTTACCGGGTAAAGCATCCAGTAAATCGGTTGAAGAAATTTCACGGTCCAAACCATTATCTTTAAATAAATTGTTTACACCGTTAACAAAAGCTGCTTTGTTAGCATCTTTAAATAGATATGTTGCCATATTAAAATTTTTATGTTTAATAATAAATATATAAATTGATAATTTACGTGAGATCCTCGTTAGGTATGCCTAAAACTTTAAAAATCACGTCACGCGCAACATTAAAATTTACCGCAAACCCCTCGCGATTATTTTCCACTCTATAATCCGAAAGTAAATCGTGAATTTCTTGTTCTGCTAAATAAGGTTCCTGGGTAAACCAAAAATCGCGTACTTGCCAAGGTGTAATAACACCGGTTGCCTTATTGATTTCATTTAAACGTTCAACAACCGAACGTTCAGTAAATCCGATTTTAAAAATACCGGGTACCGACGTATTTTGTAAAACATAAATATGACCCGTAGAAAGTGGTGATTTTTTAGAACCATACTTTCTTTTAAAATAGCGCACTTCCCACACATTATTATCGACTCCGACAAAATCGTACGCTTGAGCTGTTCTAACGCTATCTCGCACTTGTCGATCGCTCATCTCGTAAAATTCTAATGTACTCTTACCTGTTAGATTTTCCATTTTCTTTTTTGTATTGATCTATTATTTGTTTTCCAATTTCTTCATCAATTGCTTTTTTAATATTTTCTGCTAACCCATCAATAACATCTTTATACTTTTCATCTTCATTTTTAGATGGGGTATATGTTACTGTAATTGAATGATCTTCAACCCAAATTTCTAAATCTTCATCTAACGGGCTAGATTTACCTGGGATATAATTTGGATTTTTGATTGTTTTCCATTTTACACTACAACGCGAACATTTACAACGGTTTGGAGCCCAACCAAAGTTGTACACGTACTTGTGACCAAAAATTTTACATATTAATTTTTTGATAAGTTTCTTCATAACCGGTAAATGTGGTAAGGACATTCTGTATATACAATTAAGTTTCCAAAAAATTTTGTAGAGGTTAAAATTTCGGATCCCGGATATTTGATGTAAAATGGTTATTTTGGAATTTGAAATTTCCCTATTATGTTTATGATGTTAAGACGTTATTTGACTTATTGGTTATATTTGTATATACGAGGCGTGGGGTGTAAAGTTGTGTACGTGTTGAGAGTGTGTGTGGTTAAGACACGCGCCTACCCGCCGCGCGTAGGGACCGCGGCCATCGTGGGAGCAAGTCGCGAGTGAGTCGCGGTCGACCCGCTATCGACCGTCTCTTTTGAGATTTTTTTGACAAGCGCGATTTTTTTGTGATACACGGGAAGCCGCACGTCTTTTTGTGACATGCGGCTCCGTGCGGAAGGGAATATATAATTGGGTGAATTATCGAACTTTGGTATAATACGTCACATTACCAGCATCATCCATATGATAGGCGTGAACGTGTGACTCGATTTGATATTTGGCGATACGGTGTATAGAACTGAATACTACTGGCTTATATTGACGTGATTTTGGATTAGTTAATTTGGTCATGTGGGTTGGGTTGAATGTTAGTTACTTAGACGGATTAAATGGGTAGTAGCTTATTTAGCTACCACCTTTGATTTAACCTTGGTCTTAGCCTTAGTAGGCACTTCAATCACAATCGCTTTAGGACGTCCTAACTTTAATGTCCCGTTTGCACGACGTGCTTCTAAATCAGCTATACGTTTTGCTCTAGCGCTTTCTGGATTCGTAGGACGTCCACGTTTAATATCTAGACCTAATGCTTGCTTCATTAATCGCATTTCGCTTTTAATAGCATTCATTGAACCTGGAACTGATGGACGACCACGCTTGATTAAACCTGCTTCACGCTTTGCTTGAATTTCTTTTAAACGGATTTGACGTGCTGAATTCTCGTTTACTGGACGACCTAATTGTGCTGTGTTGTTTTCTTGATTTTTCATACTGTTTTTGTTTATTTGTTAGTTATATGTTTTATTATGATGTAAATGTAACTTGGAAACCTATTGGAACCTAATCTTTTAAACTAACGGCTCCATATGCTGTTACTATGGATCCGAATATTAAAATGATTGCCCAATCAGTGTCTTGATTATATAGGAACCCATAACATGCAATTGCTACTACTGTTACCCCTAACTTCATAAGCAGTGAAGCGCTGTTTTTCTTGGTTTTAGCCTGTTTCTCGGCTGCTACTCTAGCTTTAATTTCCATTAAACGCTCTTTGTCATCAGCCCACTGTTCGAATTGTCTTGATTGTTTTGTCAACATGTTTTTATTATTTTGTTAATTAATTAATTATTTATTATGGGGTAAATGTAGTTAAGACCTACATCAAACGCAACTTATCAATTCGAACTATGTTTTTATTTTCGTCGAATATATCAACTGTGACTCTGTTGACTTTAGTAATTACACCTGTGTGCTTAATTACTTCGTAACTTCTACCATCGTGAAAATGATCACTCCAATTCACTTTTTTACCTAATGCGATTTTATTTTTCATGTTTGTTTGTTTTATTATGAGGTAAATATAATCTGGAAACGGGTTAATCCCTATCCTCCCACTCTAATATGTAATCCATCTCCTCAGGTGTTAAGTTATTTACCATCTCATCTAACCGATCAGCCTTAGCAATGGTTGTATACCCGATTTGATAGATATCTGAATTGATAGCCCACTGTAATTTCTTGACTTCGATGCACTTTTGAATGTTAAGCATGTTCGTTTGTTTTTATGTACGAGGTAAATGTAATTAGGAGACTATTAACTTTCAACCTCAATTTCCATTATATCTAAATGCCATCCTCCATCTTCCACACACTTATCACTCCATGCTTCAGCAGCTTCTCTGGTGGTGAATGCTTTGGTGTCAGTCATATCACTCAAACCGTAATCACTTATCTCATGTGTTATGTAAATCTTCATTTGCTTATTTGTTATGTACAGGGTAAAGTTAATCAGGAAACTCGTTACTTACTAATATCATAATAAGTAACACCATTAATTAAGATAAAGTTATCGTGTTTAACTGTACAGTAACTGTAATGCATGTACTTGGTTCCGTTAATTATCTTAACAGGTACGATGTTTGGATTTGAGTTCTTAATGTGGGCGTTCTTGATTGTAGCTGACATATTTTGTTTGTTTAGTTAATTATTTATTACATGGTAATGATAATCTGGAAATTTAACTAATGAAAATAGCTACTGATCTATAAGGGCCCATAGGTTCAATTTTAAACCTATATGGAACATTCTGGGTCAAGTAATCAACTAATTTATCTATACTGTAATCATTCATTCTCCAAAACTTCATTCTACATACACCATTTTTTCTTTTTTCGGTATACACTCTCCTATAATTAAAATTGGGGATATTTATTTTGATTAATTTTCTAAGTACTTGAGCTTCAGCTTTGTTCTTATTATACGTTTCTATCATATTATTTATTTATTTATTACATGGTAATGATAATCTGGAAATTAATCTAATTCACTTTCTACTATCTCATAATCGCATGAGCCTAACTCGGAAATATATTTTTTAGCTACTTCTATATTAGCGAAGGATTTAATTTCTGTAAAGTGTATGTCTGTACCTTCACAATCGCTGTAATATGGAACTACGGTATATATTTTCATTTGATTATTTGTTATGTATGGTGTAAATGTAATAAGGACAAAGATGGAGGACAACGTCCTCCTCTTATGCATCTGTAATAATTAACTAATAAACAATATAGCTGAATAGAAAGGATTCGAACCTTAATCCTGCATCCATGTTACTTTCTGCCGTGCACCATACACCATATTCAATCGAACGTTTCGAACCGTTCAGTCACAGGGTAATTAATCCTGTGATTTGAGGCTAGTACGGGTCTCGAACCCGTTGAGGAATTTCTTCCACGTACCGTCCCACTGTGAAGCCATTTACAGTGACCAGCCAATTGCAACCGGGACAGGAATCGAACCTGTAGGTATCTGTGACAGATACTATGGTGTGATTACGCTCACTCACCTTTGGGATGCGAACCCATTTCCATTAGCGTTACCCACTGCGCCACCCGACTATTTACTCTTAATTTGTCTTAACGAATCGTCCGTTACGGATATCACGTTTACGAGTTACGCCACGGCGATCTACCACCGTCTCGAAATAACGATTTGAAAGTGCTGTGTAAGCGAAATATCCACCTACTACTAATAATGCGGCTGAGCCTAAAATTTGAAATAATTGCATATGTTTGTTTTTATTTTTTACAACGTAAATATAATTAAGAAAATATTCAATAACAATATATGAAAAAATTAATTATATTTCTGCATCAATATATCTGCATAGTCCCAAAATTGTCCTTTGTCTCCATCTTTCATTAATGCGACAGCGCTCATGAATTCTGCTTTAAATGCTTTTCGTTTGTCGCCACGTAAAAATAAATCGTCGGCACAATTAGTGATTTGTGTTTTACACCATTTTAAATTTTCGTTTTTCATGTTCGTTCGTTTTAGTACGTCGTAAATGTAATTAAGAAAATTTAATTTTCCACTGTGAACCTTTATTACCCAATATTTTATTTTCTAATTGGAATCCCCACGACATAAAAGTCTGAATCCACATCGTCTCAATTGGTTCCCAGTCTTGTCTCCGTTTAGACTCCACTTGGTCTATTATAGTCATTTTTATTTGTGACCCAAATTTTTTACGGTGTCCGCTTTCCCTAACAACAAAATTATTTGTTTTACCCACATAAATTTTCCCTCCAGGTAGATTCTCTACTAAATAAATTAATGTATGTTTTACTCTCATACACCTAAATATAACAAAGACATCTATTGGTAGCAAAAAAAAATTTGATTAGACGGTCGTCTAACCATCACACCACCCATTTAGACGTTTATCTAATTACCTAATTGTGTACCAAAAAAGTATATACAAAACGTTTATAAAAAAGGTAGGAGGTGTGGGGAGAAAAAATGGAACGCGTCTTTAACACATCTACCCACATCTACATTCCATTCCACATACAATTACATGATTACCTAATTACACGACTGTCTAATTACACGTTTATCTAACCACATTCCCTACTAACAAAACATTATTCCACCGTTCACTACAAAAAAATAATACACAAATCACGTTAGATTCGTGTGGATTTTGCGCTACCTACTACATTCCGTTACACTATGTGCTAACAAAAAAAATATGGTATCAATGCGTTTATTCATTGTCTTGTTGTTTATCTTCCATTAACCAAGTATGTAACTTAACATATAACAACATGGCTTCAGTTCGTGATAGATGTTTCTTTTCGGACTCAAATTTGCCACAACCATTAATGGTGAATGTTTCCTTTGTGGTCTTTGTTGATAAGTGAATGTATTCTTTAGTTTTCATATTATTTACGATTTAATTTTCTAATACGATAATACCGCTTAATAAACCAATAAGTATGAGCCAATGCCACTAACATATTCACAATTATGGTCGGATTGTTTTCAATCATATAACCATAATACATCCACACCAAACAAGCAATTAGATTTGCCGTTCGAATAAAGCGTTGTTTTTGAAATGCAAACGAGATTACACTTAAACTCATTGCCACATAACCTAATATATCTATGTTATTCATCATCATCATCTAATCCTAATGCAGCTTTTAATAATATTGTTCCAATCAAAATAATCATATATAATGCTATTGCACCTAAAGCAATTAAGCATATAGCTAATGCTATCATAGGGTAGAAATACGCCAATGTTAAGAACGTAATAAAAAATGTACTCGATACGGTCCATAGTTTGGTTTCCGTCCACCATGTTTTATTAGTCTGAGTATTTGTATTCGTCTTCTTATTCATCGTCTCTCCTATCTTCGTTACCGATGGTGGGGGTGAATCGTGTACAAGTTGCATCGGTGTTTTGTTAAATTTTTCAAACGCTTTGTTTATTTCTTGTTGGTTTCTAAACGAATCAATTGATTGTTTCCAAATGTCTGTTACTAATCGTTCGGCTGCTTCTTGCCACGCTAAATTTTTAGCTCCGACTTCGGTTTTTTCTTCAACTACAAACGTATGTTTCAATAACCAATTCCATTGTCCATTAACGAGTTGTTCTCTAATACCATATGAACAATCCCATTTTGTGGTCCAATCATAGGATTGTTGACATTGAAATTCGATTATTACTTTCTCGTATCCTTTAATTTGATTGAGCATACGTTGTATTTCTTCTAATTTCCAATATCGCATTGGATTAATCGGTGATGTTATCATATTATGGTTTTACTATTTCGTCTTGAATTCTTTGAAAATTTATATCGGTTGTTAAATTTAACATACTTAAATGTTGATCACGTAACGTAGAATATATTCTACCTAATTCGAAGCCGTGTTGCATGTCTGTATTATCTTTAGTCGATAATCCTTTTACATCATTTGCTACCATATCGAACATAGTTTTATAATGTTCAAGGAATCGTAATTGATCGTCTGTTATATAATAGTTATTTGCCATATGTTTCGTTATAATATTGTTCTGAATCCTTCTTTTCTATTTGACATCCATCTGAATCGATATTATCCTCTCCTTCTTCATAAGCATTTTTTATCTGCTCTTTCTCCTTTGCAAGTAGTTCCTCTGCTTTCCGATACACATCACCTGGATCCACTGGAATGACTTGACTTTCTTCAATCATCCATTCCATTAACTCTTGTAGTGCTGTTTTATTTTTCATCTTTAACGTGGTCTTTCATTTGTTGAAGCGATTTACATAATGCGTCTACTTCTTCGAATGTTAGGTATAATCTTGCATCTGATGTAGTATCTACATTTTCTCTTGTAACGAGTACTAAACCATTATTGCTTTCATTCGGTTGAATGAGTACTGTTTGCTCGATTTGAGTATATAATCTCTGTTCTATGAATGGTTTCATATTATAATTGTTTAAATATTACAATGTCTGCTGTAAATCCGTTATGGTCTTTATACATGCTGGGACATATCATAGCATCATACATTCCTGTATACTGTGATATTGTCTCCCAATCTGTTAATGTTTTTATTTGAGCTACTAATACACCATTATAGATAGTTAATATACTACCATTAAAATCGTAATCGTCGCACTTGTATACTGGATGGAACATATTGTTTGTTTATTTATTTGAACAATATAAATATAATTAAGAGAGTCATCTTACTCCATTGGAGTAAAATGACTTTCTAATACGTGTGTAATTATCTTATTCATGCGGTACTTATCGTATGTAACATCTGTAAGACTAATTTCGTTATGAACGATTCCGTATTCTTGATCTTCGATTAACTCTATACCTTCGTTATCTAAATCCGCGACGATATCTTCTGCGATTTGATCTATTACCATTGGTGATAATATTCTTGTACCTAACATGTCTGTAGCAACGCCTAATTGCGACTTCATTTGATCGGTCATTCCTGTTTTTTCAAGGATATGCTCCATTGTTTCGCCATCAACGTCGATTCCGTTTAATAATGCGATTACTGCTGCGATTACTGCTTGATTTTCCATATTTGTTTATTTATTGGTTTAACTTCTTATTACATTTAAAGATAATCTGGAGATCTTGTTTAGACTACCAATTTATATATTTCTTTAACGTCTTGAGGTAAATTATCAATTTCCACTATATTACCTCTATTACATAGGTATAATCTTGCATTACTGTTGCTATCTAACTGATCAATAACAATCATTGCTTTTGCTTTTAACTTCTCTTCTACTTGTTGTGGATTTTTAGTTGATACTTGTTCGAACCATAATGTAGTTTCAACTCCACTACTGTGTTGGTCTACCAATTCATGATTATCTTTTACTATCATTAATCGTGAGTGGTAATCTACTTTCCCATCATATGTTGCTTTGCATCTTATCATATTAAGATCATAACCACCGTATTGGGTAACGAATACCTCATTTGTTGTATATGATGTTTTAGCTATGAAATTATTATAAGGGCAAGTATCGAAATTATACTTAGATGGGGCGATGTTGTACTGCATTATTCCTCTCATGTCGTTTGTTTATTTATTGGTTTAAATTCTTATTACATTTAAAGATAATTAAGAAAGTTTGGTTAATCAAGCGTATATACGTAGTACCTTATTGGTTCGCCACTACTACTTTGTATTTCATTCATTTGTGGTTCTGATCCAATGGATTCGAATAGCTGTTGTGATCCTGTAGGATCCACTTGAAACATGTAATTAATTGTTGTTTGTAGGTAGATTTGCTTCATATTCCATTAAGTCTAACGTGTCGATAAGTAATCGTTGATATAATCGCATCATATCTATCGGTAGTTCTGTATTACCTCGAAGCTCATATGCAGATGCTGATGCTTGATCCAAGTGGAATATTAATTGCTGTAGTGGTGTAATTTGTGTCATGTTATAGTTTGTTTTCTAATGCTATGATGAAATCTAATGCATCTATTTTACCTCCAACGTGGAATATTTCCAATGTATTCAATGTGTATTCGCGATCAAATGTTTTCCAATCGTAAATTGTAAAGTAATTATTACGGAATTTAACTACCCACTCCACTTGTGTTTTATCATCGAATGATGCTTCGTTAAATGTAGGGGGACCTAATACTTCTACTAATCGTTTGTAGGTGGCTTTAGTATAGCCTTTTAATGATGTGCCGCATGTTTGATTTGATGCGAAGTCTTGATTTCTTAATGTTCTCATGTTTGTTCGTTTTATTACAGATTAAAGATAATAAGGAAATTCTATTTATCCAATATTACTGAATTAAGTATATCAATTGATTCCATCAAATTATATCCATACTTATCTAAGATTCGGACAAAATCACGTAAATTATTACATTGATTTAATTCCTTTCGTATTTGTTTCATTGGGAATGGTGGGGATGCTTCTTCTTCATCCATAACATGAAATAATTTGAGTCTTAAATCTTGGATTTCCATATGTTTATTTGTTTGTACAGATTAAAGATAATAAGGAAATTCTTAGATTGCCCTATACGTAGCCGTTTTCATTAGCGTATGTGCTTAAGTATTTATTAATTGCATCAAATGGATCATTACCACTGTAATTGAATACATCGATTTCTTCACCGTAACTGAATACTACGTAGTCATCACTACCATTATTTTCAATTTTAATATGACTTAGGTCCACATCACCGAATTCTACTATGTAGACAGTTTGTTTGTATATTCCGAAGTTTAATTCCATGATTATTTCTTTTTAGTTAGTGAATTAACTTTTGATTGGATATCTTTAGATACCATTGCTGGATATCCCGAAGCAAATAATAGACGATGGCCTGTAGCTTCTCCGGCTTCAATTTCCTTTTCGAAATTTTCAACCCATAGCTCTAATGCTTGCTCAATTACGTACTGATCGAATTTGTTAAATTTTGTCATGTTAGTTTATTTATTTGTACAGATTAAAGATAATTAAGAGA